ATTTGATGGTGGAGTTAAATTCAAAACACTATCAAAAGGACAGAGCATTGCATGGTCCCTCAAGGGTGGCCTGCGACAGTTTCACGTAAAGACTACTGCAGGATCCGTTGCGTACGAATCCATAGTAAATAGAGAGCTGTACTGACATGGGAATATCCGCGTTTGGAAGTAAGCCAATAACTGGTGGTGGTGGGGGCGGAAGCCCACTCGCGCCAGTGATATCTAACAAATTTAGATACGTGGATATGAATGTCTCGTCCGGAGGTGTTGCTAGAGACGCGTCTATCACCACCACGTTTGTGAATGTGTTTTCTTATTCTGGAAACGGAATGTTGCACGGGGCGCTTGTTACGCTAGAGGAGGATAAGGAGTTTATTATCCAGTTGGTGGTTGATGGAGTGGATATATTTGAGGGTGTCACTGGTGCTGGCGGCATTGATGTTGCTGATATAAAATCAGCCAACCTATATAACATCGGAACCGATAAATGGGGACACTGGCCAATCGGTGGTCTTGATATGGCATCTAACACGGTTCAACTCGTTGGGTATCAATACCCAATGGCATTTAACTCTTCTGTTGTTATTAAAATCAAAAGAACGACCGGCACTAAGAAGTTTAGGGCTGGGTTAGTTGCTATTTCTAAGGGGTTCTAGTTATGGAACAACGGTTCTATAAATCAGTCGCCCCATTCACAACAGACCGGATGGATTTTGTTGTCCCACAAAACAAAACACTATTCCTCAGTGAGGTTGGTGGTGACGCCGCACTAGTTTCCGATGTTGTTGCGCTGGTTATGTGGGGGGCCGATATAATCTTCTCAACCCATAGTAGCGCATCGCAAAAGTCAGAAACAAGGTTGGATGGGGATGGGGTTAGAGCGGTTTCTATTGTTTTAGAGAACAACACAGCTATTAATCAGGTTATTGGTGGGTACTGGGTGGGTGGAATCTAATGGCTGATAGAACAATCAAACGATTCTCATCTGTTGCTGCTGGAGCTACCGACGTGTTCGATACCAACCCGGTACCAGTCGGAAAGAAGTTCCTACTTAAAACCATCTGCGTGAGTGACGCCAACATCGGGGATCACAAGTCCACGCGCTACGAAGTAATGTTCGGTGTGCCTGGCAGCTTCACCGACATCATCACCTGCTTTATTACCGGCAACGTATTCGTGTTCGATGTGAACGAAGAGTTCATTGGTGATGGTGTGAAGTTCTTTCGCATCACAAGGCAGAACAACTCGGCATCGGCTAAGCGATGTCCTATATGTATTAAGGCGTTTGTAAGATGACTCTCATTGCCTGCGGGCATGTCCGCTGTACCCACGACAAGATAGTGCCAATCCACGAGTTGAAAGCACACCCGAAGAATAGGAACATCCACCCGCCAGACCAGATTGAGCAGTTGGCTGAGATCCTCAAATACCAGGGCTGGAGATATCCAGTGAAGGTGAGTAAGCAATCAGGATACGTGACTGCTGGACACGGTCGCATGGCTGCTGCTCTTCACGCTGGTTGGACGCACGTGCCAGTGAACTACCAAGACTACGATAACGACGATATGGAGTACGCAGATGTCCAAGCGGATAATGCGATAGCGTCGTGGGCTGAGCTAGAGCTGAAGCTGATTGCGTTGGATATTAAAGAGAGACCGAATCTGGATGTGAAGCTACTGGGGATAAAGGGATTTGGGCGGGATAAATCGGTGTCGGGCGGTGACCCGGAGGAGACGCCCGAGCTACCCAAGGAAGCCAAGACTAAGCGCGGGGAGTTGTGGGTGTTGGGCAAGCATCGGTTGCTTATCGACGACTGCACCGTGAAGGAAAACGTAGATCGATTGATGGGTGTGGAGAAGGCGGACATGGTGTTTACAGATCCGCCGTACGGGATGAATCTTGATACGAACTACGACGAAATGTACGCGTTTGGGGACCACACCCATACCGGCAACCGGTTCAAAAAAATAGAAGGAGATGCAGAAAGCTACGACCCGGCGCCCATTCTTATGCTCGAAGCCAAGCGAAAGTTTGTTTGGGGTTGCGACTACTTCTATGGGCGCCTTCCTCCGGGCGGAAGCATTATTGCCTGGGATAAACGAACGGAAAGCCTAGACCGCGTCCCTGGCAACACCACCGAGTTTTGTTGGGCGCTCCCACCGACGCGGCGGACTTCAGCAAGGATTCTTTGGTCCGGTCATTACGGCATGAACGGCGACGACTCCGGAAAGCGTATGCACCCAACCCAAAAGCCAATCAAGCTGGTTGAATGGTTTTTTGAGCAATGGGGCAAAGACACGGTCACCGTTCTTGATGTTTACCTCGGCTCCGGCTCCACCCTCATCGCCTGCGAGAAGACGAACCGCCGCTGCTTCGGGATGGAGATTGAGCCTTTGTACGGCGACGTAATACTTTCTAGATGGTCGAAATACACCGGCCTCGATCCAGTTCGCGACGACGGCGTCACCTGGTCCTCACTGAACCCCGCGTTATAGTATTATCAAGACATGCCAAAGAACGTCCGTACTCCGTTCACTCCGGCCCAGGTTCAAGAGATTGAAACGCTGGTAGGGTACGGATCTACCGTCGAACAAATGTCGGCCTATTTCGGTATCTCTAAGCGCACATTCGAGAGGCGCGCCAAGTATTCTCCAGGTGCTCTTGACGCATTAAAAAAAGGACGGTTCAAGGCCAACGCAGCGGTGATTCAAACCGCTTACCAGCTCGCTATCTCCGGTAAGGTTCCTGCGATGACGATGTTCTGGCTTAAGTGTCGTGTCGGATGGAGTGAGCTAGGCCCTAAGGACGACGCCGACAACAAGACAGAGAAACAAGAAATCTACGAGACGCAATGGGGTGGGCACGGTGAAGAGAATCCTACGCCTATACAATCCGACAGCTCCACAGAGACGGATTGAATCATCTCTCAAGCGATTCAATATCGCGTGCTGGGGTAGGCAGAGCGGTAAGACAACCTACGGTATCAACCGCATCATCGGGCGCGCGTGGCGAGGCCCAGTGAACTCCGTCTACTGGTACATCCTGCAAACACACGACGCCGCAAAGATAGCTTATCGCAGGGCCAAGTATGCGTTGGCTGGAACCGGCTGTTTGCGAGGGAAGCCTAACGATAGCGAGTTCATGCTTCCAATGGCCAAGGATGGTGTGAACATCTTTTTCAAGTCCGGCCAGGTGCTACAGAACCTACGTGCTGAAACACTACGAGGGGTAGTGATAGACGAGTATCGACAGCAGCATCCTGACCTGTGGCCGATGGTGATACGGCCCATGCTGGGACGGTTCGGTGGTTGGGCTGACGTTCTATCTACCCCGAATGGCTATGACCATTTCTTTGATCTGTTCCAGCAGGCGGAAAAGGATGGTGAATGGGGCGCGTTCCACTCACCATCCAACGAGGTGCCGTGGTGGACACCAGAAGAAATAGAATCCGTTAAGCGCACGATGAGCGAATCGGAGTTCGCCCAAGAGATACTGGCTGAGTTCCGGGATCTGAAGAAAGGCCGCGCGTACCACGCGTACAAGGCAGAGACGCACCAGCGAGACGCGTGCCCGTTCACACCCAACGGAAACATCTCGACACACCTACCGATACTCATTGCTCCTGACTTCAACTTGAATCCAATGGCATGGGCGCTGGGACAAGAACGCATCGGGGACTTCTACTGGTTCGATGAGATTTATCTAGAGAACTCGCACACGCAGCAGACAACCCAGGTGCTTATCGAGAAGGTGAAGAACCACAAGCCTGGTGTCATTATCTGCGGAGACGCGACCGCCAAGGCAGGGCAGAGGGCAGCTGCTGGTAAGTCTGACTACGATATCCTGTGCAACATGCTAGACACGGCTGGCATCCGGTGGTTGAACCTAACGCCTGATTCAAATCCATCTATCAAGGACAGGGTGAATACCGTAAACGCTAAGTTCATGAGTGCTGCTGGTACTGTGCATCAGTGGCACCACTCTCGGTGTAAATTCATGCGGCGCGATTGGGAGCGGGTTACATGGAAAGAGACATCGGACTTCGTGCTGGACCCTGGGCAGAAAAGAAATCTTACCCACTCATCGGACGGTCCGGGATACGCTAACTGTGCACTATCACCGTTGCCTTCAAGTGATCACGTGGGCAAACTTCGTATCATCAAACGATGAAGCCTCTAACCAAATCAGCGCAGTACAAGAAATTCACCGCTGATAGGAACCGCGCCCTAGAGAACATCCTGCAGAAAAAGCTTATCGCCCT